TGATAAGCAAATCATCGTTTTTAACACCAATATCCATGTATTCCTTAATTAAAGGAACAATAAGAGTAGCATCACCTATATCAGAAATCATTGGTTTTAATTCCTGAATAAGGGCTGTTACTTGGGCATCTTTTTTCTTTTGATTTTGGTAAATCTCCTCTAACAGGTCAGAAAACTTTTTGTCTTTAAAGACTATTTTATCAAACTGACTCATATTTATATGTTTTTATTTATTATAAATATAAGAAGTTTATGGAGTTGGAAAATCTACATAACCATTATTTAAATAAAAAATATAATTATCTTTAAAAATATCATATAATTTATTAGCTATTTTAGTAATTTTAGGAGTTTTTACATCTACTTGTTCACGAATGTAGATATAAAGTGCTTTTTTATTAAAAACATCTATGTCTTCTCGTTTTCTAAATAGTTCTAAAATAGCATCTGCTACCTCAGCATCGTGTTGTTTTGGAAAAATATCAAAAATATGACGAGTGCAATATTTTGTAAATTCATCAATAAAAAACGAAAGGCCATCTTCTACAGGATCATCCGATAAAGAATAAGAAAACTTTTCATCTTCTTCTAATACAGAAGTAGGAGCTTTATCTACACGTTTTTTATAGTTTTTTTGGTTAGATGCTATAAGGTATCTTTTAACAATAGTACCAAAATAAGAATATGCTTTAGCTCCTTTACTAGGATCAAACAAGTGAATTTTACTAAGAAGGAATGTAATTACCTCATGCTGTAAATGTTCAATTTCATCTACCTCTGTATAATAAAATTTAAATGTATGGATTATGTTTTCTGTTAACTTAAAAAAAGCATAATGAATTTCACGCTCATATATTTTAGAGCGAACCTCAGAATCAGATTCATTATTATATCTTACAATGGCGTTTTCAGTATCCTGAGTAAAATAATTTTTTGATTTTTTCTTTCTTTTAGGGGCCATTTAGATTTTAAAGTTCCTTAATAATTCGTTTAACATTTTTAACCTTTGAAAGAAAAAACCTACTTCATCATCACTTTTAAAAGAACCTTTTTGATCGATTTCATCTACCCTTTTAACGATAAATTGAATAACCTCATCTAGGTTTTGGATATGTTGTTCATATCTTATAACTAGATCTTCGGCTTTTTCATTTTTGCGTAAAAGGTTAAAGGTCGTAAATCCTAAGACTACGACCAAAACCGACAATATTACAACTACTGTTATCATAAATTATCTAACATATTTTTTAATCCTTCACTTTTAATAGAACCTAAGGCTTTACCTTTTGTGTTAGATTGAGTCTTATTGTTCGATAATGTAAAATTACTTTTTTGCTTCTCCACGCTACCTTTTAACTTAGGTAACCATTCACGTTCAAATTCAATACGTGCAGCCATTAAGTCCGCCTGATGAAGAATAAATGGTAATGAGGTACGTGGTTTTTGTTCTGGCATAAATGCAAACAAATATTTTTTATTTGCCTCATCATATAGCCCATCGTGTGTTTGGATTGCTAACATCTCATTAAAGGTATACTGAATACCATGAGATTGGAGGAGGTATAAACCTCTATCTGGGACTGAGGCAAATGGTACTTTAGTGTTAAACATATAGTCTTCACCTAGTTTTTCCTTTCTCCATTTGTCAGTCTGGGGGATATAGGATTCATTTTCTTCATCACCCATTTTACCTAAATCATGGTTAATAGCAGAGAATATGAGTTCTTCCTTTGTAAATGTAGACATATCTGCTCCTTCTTCAGCCCATAAATCCATTTGTTTAAGAGCACAACGTACAACACGATTTACGTGTTCAACATATCCACCTGGGAATGCATTGTGGTACTCTTTTTTATGAGCAGCAGGCATTAACATTACACGTTCTTGATATTTGTTGTAAAAATCAAGTAGTTTTTGTCTACGCTCCCCAGTAATGTGTGATTCAATATTGGCGATGAATAATTCCCAATTTGATTGGATGTCTTTTGCTTCTAAAATCATAACTTTAATTTATATATTTTGTTGTTTGTTATTAAGTAATCAATAACCCCATTTTTTAAATGTTTCAAGGCTTCGTGTAATGTATTAATAATAGGTTCACCATGCACGTTAAATGAAGTATTCATTGTAGAAGGAACCCCAGTTTGATTATAAAACTCAGTTAAAATTGAATAAAATGGTTCATTATCCTTTTTAGCAATTTGTGGTCTTGCAGTCCCATCAAAAATGTTTATAACACCCGGAATTTTTTCTACCCACTGTTCTTTTACATTATAACACAAAGTCATAAATTCTGAAGCGTATTTAGATTTATAACAGTAAAATAATTCTTCTTCATACCCATCCAATACAACAGGAGCAAAAGGCATTACCTCACTTCTATTTAACCTAAAGTTAATATAATTTTGAGCATTAGGGTCTGTAGGATTGTACATGATAGAAGTTCCACCTAAAGCTCTAGGACCCCATTCTCTTCTATTAGCAAAAACTCCTATTACTTTATTATCTTTTAACCATGAAGCTACTTTAATAGGATCTAAAGGTTCAATTTCAATATCTTCTACTTCTTCTAAATCAATAGTTTCAATACCTAAAAAAGCATTTTTAATTTTTTTTACTTTAAATTCACCCAACTCTACAGATTTAGCTATAGCAGCTCCTAAAGCTAACCCTTCATCACTCATGGCTGGGGCTATGAAAATTTCATCAAACCCAGCATATTCATTAATTTTTTGATTAAGTTTTACATTAGCAAATAATCCTCCAGCTAGACAAAGTTTATTAGTATCCGGAAATTTAGATTTAAAATAAGAAACAAACTCAAGCATATATTGTTCCGTAAACATTTGAAGCATATATGCTATATCTTGCTTTACTTTAAAATCAAAAGTATTAAGACTTCTAAAATATTCTCTCACACCCTGACCATACCATCTAAAATCTTGTTTATTAAAGGTAAAGTGGGGAGATAAATTATCATACATTTCTTGATTAAATTTCCCCTGGGCTGCTAATCCTACTAGTTTTCCTTCATCTTTTCCTCCTACGTAACCTAACATATCTGTAATATCATGCCATAAAGAAGCTATAGAATCAGTACTAGAAACTTGATATTTAAGATCAATATTATTATTAGAACCTATAGACACAGTATACTTAGTATCTCTGTCCCATTTCCATTGACTAGTCCATTTACCTTCTGGGATTATAATGGGGTATTCTTTAGGGTTAAAATTTTCTAAATCATGGGGATTTTCTCTCCACTTTTTATACCAATCATCTATATGGGATTTAGGATTATGAATGGGAACTCCACATTCTTCGATCTCTTTTACTATTTCTGGGGTTAATATTTGATAATCTATAAGAGAACTATCTCCCCCATCATATGTTATTATTAATGTATCTTCTTTAAACCCTGAAATATAATAAGAACTACAAGCATGAGAATAATGATGCTCATATAATTGGATTAATTTTTTAGAGCTTAATTCTTTTAACTCTTCAAATCCACTAAGAATCATTTTAGGCATTACGATAATTAAATCATTATCGTATAAAGATATATTCTCAACTTCTAATAATTTTTGGAGAGAAAAAGTAGGAAAGACCATTTGATTCAAGACTCCTTTAATTCTTGTAAATCTTTCCTCAGCAAAACAATGTTTTATTTCTCCACCAACAACATAAGCAACTCCACAATCGTGACCGACTGCAGAGATGCTAAGTATTTTAGACATATTTTAATAACTTCTTACTTCTCTATTGATAAGTGATTTTAAATCTGCTAATGTTTCTTCAACATTATCTAGTATAGCATAAAAATCTTGAAGTGAACCTCGAGTAGCACCAACTCTCATTTGTTTGAGTTTACCCTCTAATTGTTCAATTTTAGCCATTGCAATTTGTGGATTTTTCATATTTTATAAATTATTATTAATAACCGGAGGTACCTAACCCCCCTCGTTTCCTCAATCTCTCTCCTCTTTTTTCCTTTCCTTTTCCCCTGTATCTTAAAAATAATATATAAATTTTAAAGGGGCACGCTAAGTTCTAAGAAATCTTGAATTTTTTTCAAATGGGCACATTTTTCATATTCTTCACATTCTTCCCAAAATGAAATACTTAACTTAACACATGAAATAAGATATTCATCTGAATGTGTTCTTAAACAATCTTTATGAGAAGATAAAGAAAGATCAATCTTATTGATATAATACCAAGATCTAGAGTAAACTACAAATTCCCCTGCTTCTTCTAAACTCATATCTGCCATTTCTTTATCTGTTGATCTTAGAAATTGCTGAAGTTTTTTATGGAAGTTTTTATGGTTTAAAATTAGTTTTCTAAACATACCTACAAAATAAACAGGAGTATCTTGGAAATCGACAAAGGTAGTTACCTCAGAATCATTTTTAGATTCTTCACTTGAACTATCAAACGTGCCAAATATTTTATCAAAATCCATGTTTATTTGCGTTTTACACGTGATATATTAACGTTTAACGTTTAAATCGATACATTACATTAAACTACTATCTATGTGGATTATATCGTTTTTAATAGTAATTTGAGTGTCACACATACCATCAAAAAAAGAAAATACTACTTTATCTTTAGATAGATAACTTAATTCACAACCTAATTCATCAAGCCATCCTTTTGCTTCTTCCATAGAAATAGTACTATCAGAATATAATAATCTGACTACTTTAGCATATTCTATATATTCAGTAATAGAGAATTCCATGGTTATAAATATAAAGGAGAGAGTCTTTGACTGATTAATTAATTAGTATTGTTTTCTTTGTTTTTGTTTAACATCAAAATCATTAAAGATTTTGCTTTCTAGTTTATCGACTCTAGAGTCGGTATGTCGAGCAAGAGCTTGCTCAGTTTCAGTAATTCGAGAATGTAACTCTTGTTGAGCTGTTTCTATATCTCGGTGAATATCATCAAGTATCCTTCCGACACTTGTTACATGATTATCAAAATCTCTTTTTAGAGTTTTGAACGCCAAATAATTCACAGACGTAATCGCAACCATCATAACAGCGATGACAGCAAGTACACCTAAAATAAATGATGTAATTTCCATAGTTTTTAAGTTTTAAATGTCAAAGAACTCTCTCCCTTATTTATTTTCTTTTAAATACCCACATTCAAAATCTCTACAAGTTTCTGGTCTAATATCATAGACCATGCAAGATTTGACTGAGGTATTGTAGAATATACAAGGTTTTCTTTTGTCCTCCAAGTTTACTTTAAAAGCTGGAAAATTTTGGGGGTTTTGCCAAACTGATTTATTAGGAAATAGATGTTTCCCCTCTTCGAATTCGATAAATACTTCTTCTTTAGAAATATTTCTATTTAATTTTTTAGATAAATCTTGCAAAAATTGCTCAGAATCATTAATTGGACCCATAATCCAATCTCTATTTTCTATAGTACAACAACTCCCATCGTAATTATCGATACCAAAACATTTTTTACTACAAATATCACAAGCATTCATACTAATACGTATTAAAATTTGTTACCCGATTAGGACTCGAACCTAAAATGACTGGACCAAAACCAGTAGTGTTGCCAATTACACCATCGGGCATCTAACTGAATAATCATCTGACTGCGTTGAGCGAAAGACCGGGTTCGAACCGGCGACCCTGACCTTGGCAAGGTCATGCTCTACCAACTGAGCTACTTTCGCAATGCGGAAGATGTAGGATTCG